CTTGTATCGTACCTATCTTTACTGCTGCCAAGACAGCCCTCATGGGCGTATGCAATAGGGTCCGCTATTTTCCATTTCATTCCAAAAAACCCTCCGTCAAATCAGTGTTATTTTTCCGCAGGTTCTGTATATTAACAAGGGTTTCTATTCGCACACTTTGGCCTCCGATAGAGAAGATTCAATCCGACGGCGGAGCATGTACCATGGCCCCTGTGCATTTATGTCAATAAAGCAATTGCCACACACCTGTAACGCTTTCAGGGCGTTTACTCCAGTTGTACATCTACCGCATAGACGGCAGTTGATCAGAATCATTCTTCTTCCTCCACGTAGTATAACGCATGAACCAATTCCATTGTTTCATGATCCTCAGACGTATTGCTGTCAGTTGCAGCAACCCACGTCCATTTTCCATTCCGCTTAACTCTCCAGTAGAGTTTAGCCATCATTCTTCCTCCTCGAGATTGACGTGGATCAATTTCTTGGTTTTCGGATGCCAGAACCAGTAGGAAAGAATCTTTCCACTGTTCGTAATTCGTACGGTAGTAATTACTCTTGCATGATGGGAGCCTTCAGTAGTCGCCATGTATACAGCGAAGGGCTGTGCATACATAAAGGTTGTGTATACAACAGTATACTATTCAACCCATTCGTAGCCACAACAGTAGCAACGGCAATGGTGCATTATCTCGTTACCCGTAAAGTCCGGATGTAACAATCCTATGTCTTCCGATCGCAAACGATAGTCACACTTCTCGCAGAAGACTGGCTCGCTTTTTATGGTCATGATTAGCACATGCCCTGGCCATACGTAAGTGCTGAATCCAGCACTCCCATACTGTGCAGAACAAATGCGCCGAGAAGATACGACACATTGTTGTCTCTGACATGCTTCAGGATGCTTAGCACCTTTGCAGCCTGAACCGCATTCGTTGAGTCTTCTGTGTTCATCGTGATCACTCCAACATAGATGGAGCGTGCACTCCTTTGTAGCCGCCGGATTTGACGGATATTTGGATATCAGCGTCAGTCAACCAGCCGACATTTGTCATCGCAATCAATCCACATGGCGCTGTAAAGAAGCCAGTGGATAGACGTTGACGCCCAGGGGACAGGTGAAGAGTTCCCACCTTTACCCAAACACCGTTACCGTAACCGGTCATGTTGTATGGGGCAAGATTGCCATTGTCTTGCAGAGCGTCTGCAGCACCTGTTTCCAAGTTAGGCAACAGTCCGGAATAAGGACCGGTGGCGGGTGTAGTAGGGTCGGATGAAGTGTTACCACTTGCATCATATTCATCCATAATGGAATAAGAACCAGCAGTTGCAGCACCCCAAGTAAAAGAGCGTGCAACCCCCGCTTGATCAACAACTTCAGCATTGTCGAACTCTCCGGCAACGAAGGGTACCCCTGCGAGAGTGCCTCGACTAAATTGGACTGGATCCAATCCGCCAAACCCAGTAAGACCGTGTTGGACTCGGAAATCGTTCCAGCGAGCGATTTTCCCATTGAGCATTTTCATTTCTTCAGCATTGCTTTCATCCCAAGCAGACTTGGCAAGTTGCAATGCTTTGCTCGACCACCATGTATCCATAAGTGCATACACATCAACGGTGGTGCCATCAACAACATTGGAATCAATTGTTACTGATGCTTCGTAGTATCGTGATTGTCGGTATAATCTGTGATTGATTTGCGACAACGATCCTGCGGTGTCAACGATTGCGTTAACGGCAGGAGGCCCAGTAGGCTGCCTCACTGAAAAACTTCGTTGTACAGGGTATCTTGTTTCATTCTTGCGGGCCATGGATTGGCCCTGTCCCGACAGTCTAAAAAGGTTATTCTAACGGTTCGCTTCGCATCCACAGCCCAAAAGGTCGACTAAGCCGTGGATATTTCCCACTAAAGCCGTTGAAGAATTTGCTTAGTTCAAGCCTCTTCTGCCTTGGCGCTTTGATGGGTTTCGTCATGTAAGCTACTTTAGCAGCATACTTGATTGTCTGGGCAAACTCGTGCGGTTCTGCCCAATCCAGCGAATATCTTCGTCCGAGCCCAAAGTGTTCGAACTGTTTGTCATTAGATCCATGGACCTCGTATTTGTCAAGCAACTCCGACTTCTCCCAAATCCTATCTTTAGTCTCTGTGATATCACATGACCAAGATTCTTTGTCCGCCAGTAAGATTGAGTGGTTGTGAACATTCCACCAATTTCCTTTATCATTCCAAGTGAATTCAAGGTTGTGACACCCAGCGTGTACACCCATATCTCGTAATGCGGTATTGAGACCTCGCATACTATGAGAACCAGTTCTGCCCGAAAAGTTCGTGCGATCCGTGAGATACGAGTATTGCTCACGGAGACTGCCCCTCCGGATTCCCGACCGGTGTTTTAGACCCGGTAACGTTGTAGTGAGAACTCCGACCTTGAGGTCGCTTCCCTCATCCTCCATCAAATTAAGTTCACTAGTCAGTTTCTTAGTCAACTGCCATGCTCTCTTACTTGCTCTGCGCTGTTCACACTTTGGGCACATTAGGTGCCGTGAGCACAGACTTGTATCGTACCTATCTTTA